TTAATCTTTAACGGTTTGACTTGTTTTTTGTTTCGCATGGTAGTCTTTATAAGCTTTGACTTGCTCTGCTGTGATACGTCCGTCCGCCTGTAATTTACTTAGGCTAGCATCTTCATTCTTGTCCAGACTATAGAGTTCTGCCTGACTTTCCACCACCTTGACAACGGCAGCTTTTCCTTTGTCATCAACGGCATCCTTCTGCTTGGTCAAATTGGGCACAAAGAGCAAGAGAAGTACGCTGATGATTAAAAGGACGACCAACATCTCAATCAAGGATAGTAAAATTTTTGATAAAAAGTACTTCCAGAGCAAACAAAAAAACCGCAAGCTAGTGCCTGCGGTTGAAACAATTAGAACAATATTTTAGAAATTTTCCTTTCTTTATTTTAAAAAATTATTTAGTTGTGATCAAGCCGTCTGGCTCAATGTTGAAACTTTCTTTTTCTGCCAATCGGCCATCTTCAAGCATGAGGTAGTATCCGCCGTTGTAAGGCACGAATGCGTTTGATACCATGTCTCCATTTTCTGAATTGAGGTAATACCATTTTTCGTAGTATTTAACCCAGCCAGTCTGCATAGATCCGTCACGGTTGAAGTAATACCATTTTCCGTTGATTTTCTTCCAGGATGTGGCCATGTAACCGTCTTTGTCAAACCAGTACCATTTACCATCAGTGTGTTTCACCCAATCTTCAGCAACCATATATCCTTCAGAATTGAAGTAGAACCATGATTTGTTCTCTTCAATGTACTCAAATTGGTCTTTTGGATAGGAGCCGTTAGCACGAACGAACCAGTAACCAGTATCGTCATTTTGCCAGCCAGTTTTGATTTCTTCGGCAGCTGCAGATGGATTAGTCAAGCGATACACATAATAGTAAGGTCGCCCAGCATAGAGCCAAATGTCGTCATGATCGTTCACTGTGATGCCATCAAAACGATAGTTACAGTGGATAATGTTATCACTATCCACGAAAATACCAGTATGGCCACCTGCACCGCTAGAATATCCACGGCGTCCCCAAATGAAGATATCTCCACGTTTAGCATCCCATGGAGTGTTCTCAGCGATGAGCTCATATCCGTTCTTTTTGAGCCAGTCATGCTCATACTCTGTATTGACTGCCCAACCAGCCGACACGGCACCTCCACTCAACAAGGCGTAGTAGATTGAACTTGAGCAATCATAAGAGTCCGGGCCATTGCGGTCGTCCATGCTATAAGAGACTTGACCTTTTCTGGCACGCATCCAAGCAATAGCTGTTTCGAGATTTAGTCCCATACTTACTCCCCTTTCCAGGCTTCATTCATCTGCTTGACCGCTGACTCGACGAATGTGTCTAAATCCTTATCAGTCATACTAATGTTATATTTGGTAAGCTCTGCACGGATTTTAGTTCGTGCTTGCTCCAGCTTTTCTTCGCCTTTGTAGCCGGTTTCGGCTGCGACCTGCTCCACGGCATTGACCGCATTTTTAGCCAAGATTTCAACAATCTTGATAGTCTTTTCTCCACCTTTTTGTACTAGGTATTCTTTGACTGCTTTGACTGCGATACCTGCCAAAACAGTCAAGATTCCAGTAGCTGAAGCGATAATGATTTCTGTGATTTGTTGCATGTGTTATTCTCCTTTTTCGATTTCTTCCATGCGGTCGTTCATGCGGACCATTTCTTTTTGAATGTCTCCGACCGTGTGTGTAATTGTGGTTAATTCTGTAGTGGTCTTTTCCAGGTGAGTCATCAAACGATCTTCTCGTCGGTTAGAGTCGGCCTTTGATTGCTCGTGCAAATCCATAATCTTCTTCTCTCGCTTGTCCGATGTCTTGATAAGATATCGAATGATGATAAAGAAGAGCAAGATAAACAAAATCGCCCAAGCTACCTGACTTTGAGCGATTTTTTCAGCTTCTTCAATTGGCATACAACCTCCTTCATCTATACTTCTTTCAGATTAAATTTCAAGCCACGGAATTTACTAGCAACTCCAGGGCTATTCTTGGCTGTAATTCGATAAAATCCAACATCGAGCACAGCGCCGTCTGATAATGACTGTTCATTTGACGTCATAATCACGTTGTCTCCAAAATAGTGGACAATTGACGGACGTTCAATATAAACCGAGACTTCAAACATTGTCTTTGTTTGAGCAGAATTTAGTTGTCCTTCTAAATCGAAGCCGTCAGTTCTAGCAATCCACTTCACATCTTTTTGTTCATCATTCAAATAATCTGAATAATTCAAATCAGATGCCACTTTGTTATTTTGATACCCAATTTTACTAACCCCTGAAACAAATACCGTTTGAGGAATCAACTGACTAGCTAAGAATTCTGCCCCTTTTTGATGACCAAGATCTCCAAAGTGGCACATGTCTGGAATTAAATCCTTGAGCTTGTATTCTGAATGATTCAAAATGTTACTTGTACCAGCGTTATAATCAATAAATGGCAATCCTAATTCTTCGGCTAAATCCTTCTTGATGTTGTCGGCTATAGCATTAATCTTCGAACCAAAACGCTTGTGATTCTCAAATTCAGCTTGAGTGCTCATTAGTACAGGTTTAATCCCTTTTGCCAACAAACGATTGATAATATTGATATGATCGTCACGGAACGATTTAATCTTACTTGCATCATATACCAGGTCATTGATGCCCATCGTAATAAATGCATAATCAATCGGTTCATGTATTGGAGATAGAACAGCGTCCAAATTTTGTCGAAGCCAATTAATTGTTTTTCCTGAGAATCCTCGATTGTAAAACTTATGGTTGAATGAATAGCCTTTTTGACCATTTACAATGTTATTTAAAATTTCAGTGTAGCTATTAGGTTTGTCAACCAAAACTTCAAGAACGTTTCCGGTATAATTGGTTGTTCTTAGTGCGTCGGTTGTACTATCTCCCAACGTTACAATAACAGTCTTTTTAGTCTGCAGGTCGATTTTGAGCTGCTCTAATGTGATTATTGACTGAGCAGAAGCCAACTTATTGACGTTAACAAAATTTCTTTCGTGAGATATATGTCGGATTTCATCGAAATATATTTCCGCAATTTTGATTAGAGATGCTGTTTTTGGTTTTTCAGTTCTTCGGTATTCTGAATAAGAATACATGGTCGTAAGCTGAAAAGTTTTAGTGTCTCTATCGAACAATAACAAGCGTCCGAAAGGTGAATCAAACGTCAGTTCAAAGTCATCAATACCATCGATGAAGTAACCGTCGCAAGCGATGATAAAATTATTTCCATCATGTTTACCTTTTATCGTTCGAGTTTTTGGATCAAATATAATTTGACCTTGAATCACAGTCCCCCAGTTAGCGTCTATATAGTCACTTCTCTCGCCAATCTTCAATCCAATAGTCTTTATGAAAGGAGAAAATTGCGGATGCAAAAGCATTTCATTGAACAAAATGGCAAGAATGGTTTCTCTGTTTCCAATATTGCTAATAGTTCCAAGGTTTTTTACATACAAATCTTGAGTTTCGTCGTTATATATTACATATTGGCTGACAGTTTCTTTCGGAAGAGATGTTGTTAAATTCTTAGTCACTCCAAATTTCCGTTTTCCTACTTGTACCCAACTTCCTGAGGTTAGTGAAATTGTAGAATTTTTCGCATCAATTGTTAATCGCCCTGCTAACATTAAACCAAAACCCATACGCTCATCTAATTTAGCATCTGTTACAGATCCGTTAACAATATTAGCAGAACTAACAGCATTATTTCCAACAACTGCCACTTTGTTTCCAGCGATTTGTTCTCTTGCATCCTGTGCTAACATTGCCCAAGTAACTTGTGCAGCGCCATTTTTGTCAACTTTCTCATTGATAAGTTGGCTGGCTTTTTGATTAGCAGCATATGCATTAGCATTTATGCTCATAAGATTTTGCGAAAGTGTGTCAAATCCACCTCTTGCCTTTGCTACTTCCATATTCGCATTACCGTCTTTAGACGCTGTTTCATATGTTACTTCGAGTGCCTTCGCAATCGACTCACGAACATCAGCACCTCTCGTTTTTTTTCTGATACCATCGACGAGAATGTTGATATTGTCAGTTTTAGGTAAAGGCGAAGGGTCGTCGTATAGATTTAAACGTCCTGTTGCTTCTTCTGTTGTCATTAACTTCCTCCTAATTCATTTCTAATTTTAATGATTTCAGTTTCTAATGCTCTAATTCTTTCTGTATTTTCAGGCTTGCGTTCATTTCTCAAGCGCTCTAGTTCACTTGTTAGTGTCAAAAGTTTCTTACGCTTACTCTCAATGTCTTTATTCGCTTTAACACGTTCAATTGATTCAACCGCTTCTTGAGATTGTAATTGATAGGCAGATAGCGATTGGGACTTAGAACCAATAACCAAATCGACACTCTGAGGATTCAAGATATCTATTTTTTTCTCGATAATTTGCAAACGCTCAATTCCTGAGAGCGGAGCATTTAAAATCGGGTGTGTATTACCGATTTTAAATTTCACATATCTAGAGTCGATCAAATATCTCTCGACTGCTGCAACCGTCCACTTTGCAAGAGCGATTTTTTGATTTCTTAGGTACTGTAGTCCTCTACTTTTTAAGACAGACGGACTATCAATCTCTGTCCAGATAACAGGTTTTCGAATAATGCCAAACTTTGCTACAAGTTCAGCATCTTCAAGCCACATCTTGCCACCGTTCACTGACGAGATGTCAATCTGCTTTCTTGTTACATCAGATCCTTGCTCTTCTTTATCACTTGAAGAAGAGCCGTCTGAGTTCTTCTCATCTGCCCCAATCGGCATTATTTGAGTAGCAATGCCGTCAAATGAAACTTCACGAGATGCCGACTTAATGTTTCGTCCTAATTGGATAGGCGATTCTTGACTCTTACCAATCGAAGAGGTCCAATCAAGGTAGAAGCCGTCATCTTCTCTTCGTAAAGTAAGATATCCGCCAATATTAGCAACAATCCGCTCTCTGATTGTATCCCAAGTTGATTCATATCCAAGATAACGCCAAGGCTTGTCTGTCAAACTTTTGACAGTGACAGAACCAAGATAGATTCGCTTGTAATCTTCTACTTGTGCATTATGCTGATTCAAGATTTCTCTCAAGTATGCTTCAGCACCAGTGTTTTTCAACTTTTGAAAATGTTGTGTGCTGTCGTGCAAGAATGATAGAAAACCTTCGCAAACAACCTCTTGAACGAATCCTGTGCTCGTCATCTTGTTTGAAACGCTCAAAACCCTACCCTCGAATTCGACTTCCTCGTCATATAAATTCACGACCTGGACAATTGATTGAAAAGGGATGAGTTTCTGATACAAATCATTTTGCATTGGGATGACAAAAGTGAACTCATTAATTGCATTTTGCGCTTGCTTGATAGACCCTGAAAGGATTTTATTACCTTTTCGAGAATATGGACTATGAACGACCTTCTTTTTGGTAAAATCGGTATCCGATAACATTTCTCGAAAAGAGCTCCAAAAATATACTTCAAATCCACCATTCTTCATGCCATCACCTCTGCATTAAATCTTAATGAAATCGTTCCATTGCCTTTGGCAGTAAAACGGTTGATACCCGGTTTCATAGATAAGACGAAATCTGTATTTTCACCCTTCTTAAACTTGTATGTTTTACCTTTCTTATCGATAAGGCTGATGTCACTGCTACAGATGACTGTCGGACTGACTGAAGTATCACCGCCATTCACAAAGTAAATTTCTTTTTGAGCATCGATATTCCATTTGGTCCAATTTGAAAAATCATTCTCGAAGTCGAATGTATCCCAAACATCGTCGAAGTAATTGTCAACATGAAATGCGAATGGATAGCAAATGAAGACGATTGTAGCAATCAAATGCTTCTTCAAGGGAACATCTGTCACCTTAATGCTCTTGATCTTTCCAAGCCAATAATAACGCTTATCGTGAGTATCAAATAGCTGGCTTTCTGATTTAGTAGTCATGCTTGATTTTATGAATCGTTCAGCTACTTTTCTATCAGGATAGTCCTTGTTTGGTAACTTGAATTCATAAGTAATTTCTCGTCTATCGAAGAAGACTTCTCCGAGTACGTCAGAGAAGTCTAAAACACCTTGCAGATAAGGGATCTGCTCCACAATCTCCTTTTTGTCAGGAGTAGGGGCATCCCTACTTTGAAGATACCAACCGGCATCTTTGCTATTAAAATCACCGAATTGGATATATTCCTTAATTTGAGTAATCATAATCGATGCCGTCCTTTCAATGCCTGAATGTTTCCTACTGCTTCATCGTAAGCATATGCGGTACCGCCAATGAGCGCCCCAGTATCCAAGACCATTGTCTGTCCTTGTGCTACTTGCTCTCTCAATTCTGACAAGCTATCAATCACATCTGATAATAGACTGGTTGAATGAGCGATATAGGCTTCCTGCCTGCTAGAGGTTTCATCAATAGGCGTCTTACCTCTCAATGTCTCAACCTTCAATTGGCTTGACATAGTAGCAGTCGCTCCTGTCAAAAGATTCAACGATTTCAGACTAAAATCGTTGACATGGTCACGGATTGCATCTAAATGAGATGTAACACCGTTCACTGATGAATCAAGACCATCTGAAATTCCTAGACCGATTTGCCAGCCAATGTTTGAAGAGTCATCTGCAATTACATCCTGGATACTCTCTGCCATGGTTGAAATGTTATCCATGACATTTCTCCAACCAGCCTGAATACCTTGATTAAGACCGGCCATAAGAGCTGAACCGTTCTCAATAAGCAACTTTCTATCGTATGAAACGGGTCCTTTATGGTCCTTAATCCATTGAGCCATATTTGAGACGCTAGATGTTATCTGAGACCAACCTGAGTCAATACCAGATTTCAGACCAGCCATAAGAGCTGAACCATTTGAATACAAGTCAACTCCTGACCCAATGTTTCTCAAGTAGCTGTTAGCACTGTTCACGAAGCTTTGAGTAATCGTAATCATCTGCTGGCCAACAGATTTCCAAGAAGAAACCATCAAAGCTCCGTTAGATTGAATAGATGAAACTATCGAAGTCATACCATTATTAACCACAGTCCGCATTTGATTGATGGACTCTTGCATCGAAGTCATCATTTGAGTTCCAGCGTCTCGAATTGCTGCAGTTGAACCAGACATCGATGTAGATATACTAGAACCGAATGAACTGATATTGCTTACTACAACAGCAGTAATCGTCCCGAGACTCTGTAGAGCTGAATTAGCTTGCGACACTTGAGCATTGAACATCTCAAATCCAACGTTAATAGCTAATAGAGCTGAGCTGATAACAATAACACTAGATGCTAGAACTTGTGAATTAGTAGCAAAAGTTTGTAAAGAACTTCCAGCGGTGCTTAACTGTGTAGGTAGGTTTGTCAAGCTTTCAGAAAGTTGGGTGAATGCTGTTGGTAGAGTTTGCAACGACATTGATGCTAATTGTGAGAATATCGCAATTAATTGCATTCCTTGGCCTGCTTGTTGCAATCCTGGTCCAGCTGAAGCAATTCCAGAATTGGCAATAGCAGTCAAGCCTGTTGCTACTGTCGCTAATGTTCCAGCCAAGTCTAGCAATCCTAGCTCAGTGAGCATCGCAATCCCTTCAGCCATGTATTTGACTCCAAGGCCTGCGTTTAAGGCGGCGTTACCGATACTATCAAAGATACCAGCTACACCATCAAGCACATTACGAATGGCAGAGCCAAAGGACTCAACTACACTACCAGCACTTTTCAAGATAGAGCTCACTTGTTCTCCAAACGTTTTCAAGAGGTTAGACAAGCTATCAATGATAGGGCTAATCTGAGAGAACATGCTACTAAATGAAGAAACAATATCTGCAATTGACGGAGCAATCGCAACTACCATTTCAGTTATCGCTGGAGCAAATGGGGCAATTGCTTCAACGATTTGAACGATAGCGTCAGCAATGATTTGAGAGATTGAAACAAGCGTACTTCCTACAATTTCAACAATTGGAGTGATTGCTGTAGCTACAGTTGCAATTGCATCACCTAAAGCTGTAATGAATGGCGCAGCTGCTCCAATTGCTTCTCCAACCGCAACAACAAGAGGAGATAGCTGAGCGAGGGCGCTTGTTACTGTTGGCAAAACTCCTGCGACAGATACAATAGCCTGAGCAAATGCACCAATAATCGCAGTAGCAACCGTAGCGAATGCCTGACCAACTGCGTTAATGATCGTGGCCACCCCTTCACCTTGACTAGCAATGAGACTTAAGCCTGCCGCAATAATAGCCACTCCAGCGCCGATTCCGACTGCTGCAATACCAATCGCTCCGCCAAGAGCAAGGATGTTCCCAATTCCTGCGGTTTTTAACGCTACACCAAATGCTTTAATGACTGGCGCTAAGCCAGATAGAGCTGTTTTGATACCTTGGCCAATTCCTGTAGCAGCCGTCTTGATTGATGTTCCTGTTGTTTTGATGATGTTAGCTAGTCCGTTGAAAATCTGTGTTACTACGCTTTTGGATTTTGTCGCACCCTTCACGACTTCATCCGCTCCATCTTTAGCGCCTTTAGCAAATAAGCTGAACGGGTTAAAACCTTTCAAGAAATTAAAGGCTTTGAAAGCGACTAAAGCGCCCCCAACACCAGTAATCAAAACTCTCCAAACATCTGCACTAATTGATTGAGTTAATTTTGAAATCCAACTCACGACTGAAGAAATAACGTTCACGACGTGGCCAGCGGCTGCGCCTACGATATCCCAAGGAATAGCATCGCCTAACTTAATGGCAAGATCTAAAGCTGCATCCGTCAAGTTTTTGAAGGCTTGATAGGCGTTCTTGATTGCTCCTGTTTCAGAGAAGGCTTCTAGTGCAAACTGAAAGGCCATAGCCATATTCTGGATGTTGACATTCACTATTTTAATGATATTCCCAACACCTTGGATAACATTGCCAAATCCATTGGATTCGCTTGTCAGTTCTTCAAAGAGTGACTGGATTGTGACAACTACATCTCTAAATGTATCCTTGATTGTATCAAAAATGCTTTCATCGACTCCGAGACCAGTGAATAATGATCTAAAACCGTCCTCAACTTTCGGACCTGCTTCAGCCATTGCTACTTCAATAGCCTGAGGGAGCTGACGCATAATATTTCCAACCATTGGCACGAAATTGCCAAGAAGAAAAGTCGAGGTACTAGATATTAGAGTCTTTAAAGCGGGGCCGACATCCTCACCAAGCGAAAGATTGGCTAAAAAGTTGGATGCTGATGCCTTCATTGCTGCAAATGAACCACTGAAAGTAGTTTCAGCCTCTTTCGCAGCAACTCCAGCCACTCCCAAGTCTTTTTGGACAAGATCGATGGCCTCTACAATATCTGCAAAGTTATTGATGTTGAACTTCTTGCCCATTGCACCTTCAAGCTTGCTGGCATCATTGAGAAGCCGTTGCATTTCTTGTTGAGTACCACCATACCCTAACTTGAGGTTGTCCAGCATGGTATAGTTACCCTTGGCAAATCCTTGATAAGCCATTTGGATTGAACCGATGTCAGTACCCATCTTGGCTGAGTTATCAGCCATGGCCATGATTGCCTTGTTCGCTGACTCAGCAGCCTTCACGGCATCACCACCAAGCGCCTTTTTTAAGCTGGCACCAAAAGAAACTGCCTGCTCTGCGTATGTATTAGCAGAGATACCAGCCGAAGCCGCAGCAGTAGCATATTGTTTCATGGTATCTTCAGCTCCCTGGTAGAGCGTATCAATACCACCAAATGATTGCTGGAGCTTGGCTCCTTCGTCCAAAGCTGTGGAAAATACACCTTTAACAGCACTACCCAAGGACTGAATCCCTGAAATCAGCGCACCACTAACGATGTTAGCGCCAAGGACTGACTTAAAGACCGAACCTAATTGTGCGCCGCTTTCGGATAATCCTCCAACCATGCCTTTTAACCGTGCGACTCCTGACTGAGCCTTGTCGCCATTCATATCAACTTGAATGACGACCTTTCCATCTGCCATCTTACTACCTCCTTCCTAATCCATTTCGTAGTAATAATCTTCGTCTTCTTCATCATCGTAATTTTCAGAATCAGGCAACGCATACTCTTTCTTTAACTTCATCATTTCATCGATGTAAGCCTGAGAGTCACCCTTGCGTGGCTTATACTTCCTAATTTTGATGACTTCAACGAATTTAGTGCCTTCTGGCAGACCTGACAATAGAGCATTAAACTTCTTCCAGTGTAGGCTGTTCTGAGCGTCTATGAGGTCAATGCCATATGCTTGCATGAAACTAGCATAAATGTAATCACCATCTAACGAAATATCGTATACAGGTGCTTCATTTCTCTGAACAGAAGGTTCTTTTTCCATCACGTTCCCAGCCAAATCGTACTCAACCGATACATCTTTCGGTGATTTTAACTGGATGTGCTCCTCGAAAACCTGTTGGAAGATATCCATGGCATCTTCAGCTGAGTAAGAGCCAAAACTCTCTCCCGTCAGCATTTTCAATGCAAAAAATGGTTTGACATACTCTGGTACCTCTTCATCACCCCACATTTCAAAAAGCCTAATGATGTTACCAAATGACATATTGAGAGAGTAGACCTTATCACCAATAACCAACTCATCTGTTAATTTTCGTGATAGATCTAGCATCATTAACCCTCTAAATATTTCTTGATCGCTTCTTCTGAATTGCGCTCTTTATATTCTTTCTGAATCCCAAGGATGGTCTGCATCAGATAGTTAAATGCGATAGCGGTATCTTCGTCTGCGAATTTATAGACTTTTTCAAAGTCTTCTGAACCAAACAGACGAGTCCAACCGTCCTCGACAACTTCTTTGGCTTTTTCTGCGATTTTCTCGTCAGAAAGCTTTTCAATTTTCTTCCAGTTTTTTGATAAGTCTTTACGGAACTCATCAAGATCTTTCACACCCTTGTCGTTTGCAATATACTCCAATTGAAATTCCCCAAAATCGACAGGAATGATATTGCTTAGTTTCTTAATTACGACCATTGTTTTTCTCCTTTTTTCAAAAATAAAAAGGCGTGAATTATCACGCCTAAAATTATCCTGGTACTACAGCTGATTTCTTAGGTTTACGAGTCCAAACAATCTTGAATTTGATTGTTTCAAGTTCTGACGCTTCACCATCTCCAATTTCAATTTCAGAAAGACGGGCCAATCCCTCTTTTTGAGTTTTTCCATCGGACGAAACTTCCTTATACCAAACAACGAGATCATCACCGACCTCATCTTCTTTGTCAGCAACAAAGTTTTGGGCCTTATCTGAGTAATCACGATGCCCTTCAAAAGTGCGCCCTCTTGTTTTAGAAATCACCATTTCTTCCTTGGTTCCGTCGCCGTCGAAGTACGCAGAATCGTCTGTTTCTTCGTTATTCTCTGGTGAAGATGTCTTCAGACCTTTAGCAAGCCAGAGGTATTCCTCTGAGGTTGGCGGAGTGTCTGGAGTAGCTTCTTTGTAAGGGCCGACGTAGTGTTTTCGTAGTGCATTTTTATTTTTTTTCATTATTCTTTCCTTTCAATTTCAAGGCTGGCAGTAACATCCAGCAAATAAATGTAAAAGCCTTGCTCGTCTAAATCATTTAAGTAAGGCTTGTCGACTTTCAGACCTAAGAATTCGTAAGAACCATTCTTACTTGGTAATTCTAGGTCCATTTTTGATAAGGCAGCGTTAATCTGCCACAATATATTATTGTTTAATTCCTGATCTCGTGACTTGATAGCAATTTCAAAAGGTAAGCTGACTGTTTGGGTTCCAGCCATGTCCTCGTCTACAACCTCTCCACCAGGGAGAGGATAGACGACCAATCCCTCTTTCTCGTCTAAATAGCCGTGTTTTGAAGGGATTTTGGCTTGAACGCTTTTGATATGCTCAAGCAAGATCTCTGAAAAGTCATTTTCGTGCATCATTTAACCCCCATTGCTTTGGCTCCTACCTCTGCCCAATTTTTTGCATATAGAGCCGAGGCTTTTTTATCCCACCTTGGACCAGTTCCAGGTGTTGGCTTTTGGCTCAGGAGCTTATCTTTGTTAGCAAAGAAAAACCTTCTTTGTTTTTCAGAAAAGAACCCTTTTCGCTTCTTGCCATAATAGAGCAATCTAGCGTAAGGCGTCGCATAGACAATCGAATCTTGTCGAACATGTCCGCTAGAACGTAGGTCTCCTCTTCGTTTTGGGACAAATCGCTCCATGTCCATCAGCATCTGGTTAGCAATAGCTAACTTCCCTTTAGCGAAATTCTCTGGAGATACTTTCTTCTCAATTCCTGATAGGTCAATTTTTACATTAACACCGCTCATCAAATCACCTCGATTTCATAAGCTAGTAGCTTCTTGGTTAGAGGATGATATTGAGGGATGATGTTCTTAACAACGTAGCTGACACCGTCCTCTTCTACAACCCCACCAACGAAGCTCTTGTCGAGTTTCACAGGGCAGTATTTGTGATAGACAATCACAGTCGAGGAATTGGACTCGCTACGATGATTGCCTGTTCCAGAATGAGAAAAGGATCTATCGAATTTGCAAGGGGATAACAAAAGAGGGTCAGAGTAAGCCTCTTTCCCCCAATCGTCCTCACCAACGGGCTTTTTGATAGTCACAGAATCAGTTAGCATTCGTTTATCTATCATAATCAACCCTCGCCGAGCCAAACCCAGTCATTCTCAGCCAGTTTTCAGCATCTCTTGATAAATTATACCTCTCTGCTAAAGAAAGCGAGTTTGAACCATTCTGAGAGCCTGAGCGATAGCTTATAGATGTCCGCCCGACTGACATGCTGGCAATAGATTGCTTGTCCTCTGCCGTCAGGACCCCAGAAGTGTCCAAGTAAGCAATCTGAAAGGCTGTAGCTCGTTTAACTGCCTTCTTGCGAGCTGTATTGTCGCTATCAAAGCTATTTAGAGAATAGAAATCCCTGGTATAAGCATCGATAGCGAGTTCTGCTCGTTTTAAAAGCTTGTCAAAGTCTCCCTCAACCTCAAATCCGAGCTTATCGAACTCCTCTTTAGTTAAGTAAGCCATCTAATCACCTCCTTAAAAGGTGGATGTCCCCACCTCAACTAGATCTTGCTTAGGCTCTTCAACGAGTTCAAAGCAATCTTCACCAATCACCTCATTGAACAAGCCATTGATTCGATTAGCTTCGTCTTGATCTAGCTCGTATTCTTGCCCTTTGTCAAAATGACGGTCAGACTTAGCTAGATAAGCGTTCAATTTTGCTTTAAATTTGGCCATTTAACACCTCCAATAGTTCATCTTTGGTCTTGTTTGAATAGCCCTCAAACCCTCGCTCTTTAGCAAGAGCTTTCAACTCTGCCAAAGTCATGTCCATAAGCGAATGAGTAGCCAAAATCTCTGAGATCTGGCCGTCTTCAATCACTTCTTCAAATCCATCAGCGATGAGCTGAGCTTCAAGCAAGCTGCCTTCTTGCACGGTATAGACTTGATTCCCTTTTTCGTACTTACGCATTTTCTACCTCCTTATTAAGCAGATTTGTGAGAAACATAGACCCCGTCTGTCTTGCTTTGCAAGACGAAAAGATCATGATAGAGACGGTTTTGGTACAAGTATCCGTCGCCTTCCGTGTGTTGACCAGGAGCGAAAAGATAGATTGAGTTGAACTTAGCCTTGGCAATTACTGCTGGCTTAGCAACGATCAAGAAGTTAATGTTTTTACCATCTGAAGCCTTAACAAAGCCTTCAGTGAAGTCAAACTTAGTCTTGAAGCGTGCATCATCCCAAACTTCGATAAGCTGAACTCCGTCAAGTGAAGTGACACGAGTATCAATTCCTTGAGGTGATGTAGTAGCGATTGAGCGTGTGAACTCTTTAGAACGTTCCAAGAAGTCCATGACTTCGCTAGAAACATACATAACGATATTTTGGGCGCCGTATTTACGGACTGGCAAAAGGGCAGCTTTCAACTTGGTGTAGATGTTCACTTCTGAAAGGTCATCTTCAGACTTGAAGTGGCTGTTTGTGATAGCTTCTGTAGCAATTTTAGAGAAACGGTAAGCATCTACTTCTGGAGTAGCGTGTTCGGTGATGAATGTATTAGATACGTTAGCGGCTGAAAGTTCTTGGTTGGTTTCGTCAACGTCTGCAGCATCTACGAAGAACTCGACGTCACGGTCAAATCCGAGCGTATAAACTTTCTTGTCGTTTGAAACTGTACCAGCGTTGTAGCCTTTAGAGCGAGTATGCGCTTTGTATCCAGTAACTGAAATTGTAGGCAACTCAAAAGACTTAGCGCCCAACCAATTTACTTGTGGCGTTTCCAAAATGCTTGTGAGTGCGCCTTGCATCAATTTCTTTTCGAAGGTGCCTTCGTGTTTAGTGATGTAGTTAATTGTCATTGATCATTCTCCTGTTAATTATTTAGTCCGAGAGCCTTCAAAAAGGCGTCTTCTTGGTTCGTTCCAGCTGTTGGATTTCCTCCGGCCGAAAATGTCGGTTTCTTCTCCTCAGGTTGTTCTTTGCGACCAAATTGAGGGTATTTCTGTAACACTTGACCGATAGCATCTTCAATAGACACCTCATCGGACACCAAGCGAGCAGATAGAGTGATGACGTCGTCTACAGACTCAGCATTTACTCCCAGAGTCAGAGCTGATAGCTTCGCTTCCAGATTCTTCTTATCTGACAAAGCAAGTTCTAGCTCTTTCTCTTTAATAGCAAGCGCTTCTGACTGTTTCTCAGCCTCGCTCTTTTGTGAGTCTTTCCACTCTTTGAGCTGTTGGAGCCCTTCTTTAGCACTTTTGACATCTTCGAATCCTAGGCTTTTAAAGATTTTCTCTTGTGCTTTTCTTGACTCCTTAGCGACAAGGCCAGTCACTTCTTCCTGAGTGAATGTCTTGATAGGTTGCTCTTGAGTTTGTGACTCAGTATTTTCTCCAGTATTGGCTGACTGGTCAGCTTGTGTTTGAATGTCTTCTGCCATTCTTCTGTCCTCCTAAAATTAGGTATTATCTTCCGTTCTTTACCGACTGCGGATAAAGTCAAGCAAAAAACCGCATCGAATTCGACACGGTTTATAGTGGTTTATAGCAGTCTATTCCTGCAAGTCAAGACTCTGGATCACCTCCTAATCTTTAATGGCACGATTTGAGACTTTAGTATAAACATCCACGTAAGTCTCTTTCTTGTCGCCGTTATGCGTAATTTCCGCATAATCGCCACATTTTTCATCAGACTTAATTCGATTAGTGCTTACAAGAGCTTTCCAGTTTTGCAATGTTTTGCTAAACCAAACTACAAAACAGTCTTCTGCTTTGATTTCGCAACCTGACAAGCGCGAAAATTCTTGTGATGCCAATTCTTTTGCTTTTTCTAACATTTTTTATTCCTTTCTGTTGAAAAAAAATATATTGTGGGTTATAATCTAAGTAATGAGAGTTACTACCTCCTACATTAAAGGCTTAGGCTGTGGGGGGTGTGTGCTCTCTTTTTTTTATTTTCTTTTTAAAATATCAATTATTTTATCGCCTTTTATCAAAATAATATTTTCGACCCAATTTCTGTGCTTGTTAAAGTAAATTCTATTAATTTTAGAGTACGCCTCGTCAATGCCCATGATCGTTTTACTAACATCGATAATAAATGACCTTGCTTGTTCTTTTTTACCAGCTATAGCATTATCAATATTATTCTTACCTGTTTTTTCAATTTCTTTCAGATCCCAGCGAACTCCATCGATTAGATAATCTGGAGTTTTTACAAAATTAGGATTGTGAACTTCAGGAACGTGGACCACATGCCTTCCAAGCGTATCTGCCAACAATTTTCCGACTTCCTTTTCTCTTCGAGTTGGTTTGAAAATAACATTTTTATTATCCACTTCATACCTAGTCCCGTTATGTTCCCAGAAATTCATTTCCAAGACCTTAGCTTTTCTAGGATCTACATTTGATAGCCATTCATTCTTTACAGAAACATAAGACTTATTACCAGCAAGTCCGATACTTGCTGGTTTTTCGCTTTTCTTGAAGAGTCTTTCTCTAGCCTCATCCCGTTTCAGGAATGGGTGCTTATCAACGTAGTCTTTCAAAGCAGCGTTTTGGGTGCCTATCTTACTCTTATACTTGTCTATCAGCTCTTTATCGCCCAATTTCTCAGCGACGTGAAGTTTTTCTTTGTTTGCTCTGATAGACCGTTCTAGGGCTCTCTGCTTAGCTTCTGCGTTGGCATTTTCTTCTGCTTTCTCTGGCGTAACCTCTGCCACGTCCTCGCCCAAATCGGGCTTGTAGTTCGCTCCTGGGATGAATGGAGTTAGCATGTGACCGCAGTTAATACCAAGGCACCCTTCAGGCCGACCGTAACCATAATCTGACAAAGCTAAAATCTTCTCGCCGTGTTCAACTCTAGCCCGGCCAGTCGTTACTATCTCATGCTGCAAAGGGGCGCACGACTTGCGAGCTGACGCCTTTTTTGAAAAATAAAAGGTATCAATGCCCAGCTCTTCAGCCGGTCTCGTTCGCATTTCTCGATAAGTTCGATAGGTTGTCGTCTTGATAACTGTCCTAGCATAATTGTCAATTTTCCAGTTACGCCCAGCGCTGTCCTTGAAACCTTGGAACCCTTTCTCTTGCCACTTCATGACCGTGTCAGAGATAGCCTTATCAGCCGTTGACAAGCCTGTGACTACTCTAGCGACAGATTGCTCCACAATACCTTGATAGGCACCGATAACAGCCTTTGGTAAGGTTGTATTGATGAGATTGTGGAGGTCGCCGATAGCTTGATTAGCATAATCAGCAAGAATTTCTTGAATGTGATTGCTATTTCCTGCGGATCCATGGCCTAAATCTTCCATGAGTTGTTGCTTTGTGTCCGTGTAGAGCTTCAAACCCTCATTTTCGACGATATAGCGTAGTTGCTCTTCAGCGACTCCAGAGTATTTAGAGATTAGCTTCAGGTTCTCCTCATTCAGCATGTGCATCTGTTGCATCTTCTCAAGTTGCCAGATATACGGTTGCTTATCAAGATAGACCGTGCCACGCTCCGTCACACGTTCGACCACGTTATCAAATAAATCCAAGGCTAGCTGATGATAGATGTCTGCGACATTGCTTGCTTGAAGCAGCAGTTGCTCGTCATTGAACTGGATTGGTGGTCTCTTCTTTTTTACCATGGATAGCCTCTTCTATTCCTTCTACCATTTTTTTTGCTAGTATTCTCCGTCCTAGTGAGGGGCTTTCAAGTCCTATAAACGACCTTAGATGTTGAATTAGGTTCATTTAATCATTCTCCATAGATATCAATATCCTCTTGTGTTCGCTGAATGTTAGCCGTGTCCATCGTTTCCTGATTGATTGCCTGAATCATCTTCTTAGCGTCAAGCTCTGACATATTGAAAGCCTTTTGAATAGCGTGAGCCTTGCTGACAATGCCACTGGCCAAAGCCTTAGTCCAATAATCAAGCTCATTGTTCTTGTCAGTAAAGACTCCATCGTCGAGATTGATTGCAATCTTCTCCATTTGAGGAATTGGACCGCTATACAATCCATAAAGGCTACCAAGCTCGCAGATTGAAATAATCAACTCTTTCAAGGATTGCTCGACCAAGCTGACAATACTGTTTCTCATTTGGTAAGTATCAGAGTTTTCAGAAACGACCTCGGTCGCAGTCTTCAAGCTCTGACCGTCAAATGTAAACATCCCAGCGGATACACCTAGAAGCATCTCAAATAGACTCAAGCCTTCGTTAATGGTCTTGATGTAATCATCTGCTCTGATTGCAGTAGTCAAGTCTGTGATGCTTCCACCATCCATGTCGCTAGTAGATAAGCGCAAGTAGACATTCTGCTCTGTATCAAACCGCTTGACAAGCTGGGCGTCTCCGTCAATGTTGACCATTCGAGTTTCTGTAAGGTTCTCAGGAACTGCCACTCTGCGTTGGCCCATCTTAACTTCCCACTTGAACTCGTCATAGGTCGTATTAATGAAATCAATCGTGCTCTTGGCATTGTCGAAGATAGACAAGCCTAGAGGTGAATTGATGTCTTTGTTATTCATCCCTGGAGGTTTGAGATAAGAAAAAAGCGGTCTTGTTAGACCGTTTAGTTCAACTTGTTCTTCTAAATCCTCATAGACTTCAGCTAGAGGAACACGTCCACCTACTTGTTCAGAGCTTTCAGACCTGTATAGCTCGTTTGAAATGATGTATTTCCCATCTTTCGCCCATTCGTGAAACTCAATCAAGGTGTAGTAGATGTTCTTCTGACCTGAAGCTTTAATCGTTTTAGTCACGATAGCAGCGCTTGAAATATCCTGCGTGTTAGATTGAAGTGGTAAAAAGACTGGCGCTTGAATGAATGACACTCTCACTCGTCCATTATCCACATAAGGCCTCATGGCAAGACCTCCAAGGGCCAAACAGCTCTCAAGATAGCGCTCAAAGTTCTTGTTAAAGCGGTCATTCTTCAAGGTTTCTTGAATGAATGTGTTTGCTTCTTTATCGTCCAATTTAATCGAAGCCTGCTCGTTAAAGACCAGACTGGCAATCTTCTTGGCAGCGGTTCGAGCGATTGGCAAATGAGTCGCTTCTCTTTGCTTCTTGACACCATCGGTATTCGTGTATGTTATCTTCTCAATGTTGCTCTGATAGTATCTTAAATTTTCGTTGATTCGACGATACTCTGCGCTTGTCACTGCAATTTTAGGATGGTCTGTGATACTTGCTAGACTTTCTGTCGTCATTGCATACTGTCCTCTCTTAAATAGATTTTTGACAAATTGTATAATGCCCATTTATCGGCTCCTTGTTGCTAAAAATTGGCGTAACGCTTATAAAATACGTTCACACTATATCTAAATTCGTCCATTGCGTGGTTATCTTTATCAATCGGTCGTCCGTTATCGTCTCGGCTATATAAACCAATCTCTTTCAAGAAATAGTAATGGTCATACTCTTCTTCTTGGTGATTGATAAGCAAGAACTGACCTGAAGAGATGATATTCTGGCCACGTTCAATCCCTACCTCGATACCCTTCGCCTTGCTGCTAACATCATGGGCGTTGTTCAAAGCCCCTCTTGTCTGAATCCCTAGCTTGTGCAATTCCTCTCGTAAGGATCTACACGCTGGGTCAATCCAGACATCGGTATAGCGCATTTGATACTTGCTAACACACCACTGAATGAACGCTCGAAGCTCGACAGCATAAGTAGACATAGCCTTTACTTGGCCAGTCTCAGCACCACTATGATAGTAATGAGCTACACGATTGAGCCTAAAGAAAGTCTTGTTGTCCTCTCTATGTTTAGTAACGATGTTACAAGACATTGAGGTGGCGTCAGATTGTCCACCATCGCCATTGAAATACATTTCTATAGGTTCGCCTACCAAGTTATCCTTGATGTTCTTTTCAAGGTCGAATAGGCCGTAAATAACGCCCTGAGGCATGACACGCTGACCAAGCACGTCTCTCTTGTAGAGATAAGGATTCTTCTTCAGCGATTGAATAATAGATTGCTTACGCTCTTCTGACAGAATGGGATTGTCATCCATGGTCCAATGCGTCCAGCGTGTATTTTGGACGTCAAAGACATCCTTAATAACTGGATGTTGTGGTGCCGGAGGGTTTAGGTCGGCTAGATGATATCTGAGCTTAGCAGCCCACGTCCGTCTGAATGCTTCCTGGATAAAATCCATGTTCAGCAGATTGATTTCACAAAAGACCACTGAGCCTAAAGACATACCAGTGATAGCACCTACGCTATTAGCTTTACCTCCGCCTTTGTAGTAAACCCGTTTAGTGCCGCTTGGTGTATCAATTAAGAGGTGGTCTCCGTGTTCATCATGCTTGATTTTACAATTGCCATCAAAGATGTGCATTAGACCTGTGCCGTCACCGTCAATAAATAGACGGTAGGCTTGCTCTTGATTGTATGCAGCTATCAAATGGTTTTCGTCTGGCGACTCAATCAAATATCTTGCATATCTGAAATGACCAGCGGTTGTCTTCCCACTTCGAGGCGTGCCCTCGTTGACCTCAAGCTCATAGTTGAACGGTCTACGAATGATGTAGGCTTGTTTGTTTGAAAAGTTAATCTTCAACCTTGTCACCGCCCTTCACTGCGTCAAGTAAAGACTCCATGAGAGATGTGTCGGACCTGGATCCTGAAAGCTCTTGCTCTCGTTTCTTATTATCCAATTCAAGACGCTTGATACGTGCTTTTTGTTCCTTCTTATCAAGGGTATCCTTAGCATCTGTTGTAGTCAGCTTGCTAATTTGTTCAAAAGCTCGGACATTCCCTTTCATAGCCTTCTGCATCATAACCATAGCTAGAGCCATTTCATTAGTTGAGTCAAAACCTAATTCTTCAAGTTGTTTCTTCACGTTTGGACTTGCAACTTCGGCTTGTAGAATCGTTTCAAAAGCCTTTTTCAAGTTCGCTTTTTTTCTTCTCGCTTTGCCTGAAGCGACTCCGCCTTTTTTCCCATTTTCTCGAGCTTCCTTCGAGCTTGGCACTTTTAAATTTTGATCATTAGCCATCGCCTCACTTCCTTTTCAAAAAATACAATCAATTCAATTTAACAGCTTCTCTTCCTGTCTCTTTTTCCCAACGTCTGATAATCAAATCGACGTATTTGGGTTCTAATTCATTGATATAACACGTCCGTCCTAGCCTCTCGCAAGCGATAAGGGTTGAACCGCTTCCTCCGAAAACATCCAAAACAACGTCGCCTTTCCTAGTTGATGACTTAAGCATAAGCGCTACTAGCGCGAGTGGTTTGGGAGTTGCATGTCCGCCTGCGCTCTCTTTCTCACCCCCGCTCGTTCTATTAAAATGTAATACATTATTGAAATTCGCATGTGTCGCGTCAAAGAAAGCACGAGTCGCATAGTAGTCCTGTTTGATACGGTCATAGTCTAATTCCCATTCATCACCGTAATAGCCTGCCACTTTTTGGAAGTGTTCTTGTGGTATGAGTGACCATTGTGACTTTGTAAACCAATGCGAGTACATTCCTACACCTGTTATCTCTTTCAGTTTCTTTGATGTCAATCCTACGCGTCCAGCGGCTTCTGCTAGTGGCTTTCTGATCGCCTCGTAACCTTCAAAGTAATTATTAGAGTTCGTGTTAAAACCTTGGACCCCCTTCATGACAAAAAGGCACTTTTCATCCGCTGTTGGGTACATTCTGGCGTGCTCCCACATTTGACCTTGACCACTTCCTTTGTCCCAGGTCAGAAGGTTTCGGAAGGTGATTTCCTGCGCCTCTTTCATCGGACGTAAGATATTGCTGTATAGGTCCATGAGTGGCTCGTCTATTCCCCAACAATACCAGCTCCCAACTTCTCGCATAGCGTCGAACGTGATAGGGACCCATTTCTTGTTGAACTCTAATAAGTCATCGTAATTCAAATTATCATTTTGAACCCCATCCTTTTCCTTTTTCATGCCGTAAGGTGGATCTGTATAGACTGTGTCGACCTTGACACCATCTAGTAACTTCTGAATATGCATCGCATCTGTGCTATCTCCACAAGCTAGTCTATGCTCTCCTAACTGAAAAATATCGCCTGGTTTAATGTTTGTTTCTCGTAATTCCTCGTCATATTCATCTTGCTCTACCTCTTCGACATCTTCGTCCATTCCTTCAATCTCTTCAAAATCAAAACCAAAATCTTCCATATTGATATTTGTGATATCTTCGAGTTCTAACTCTAAAATTTCCATATCAAATCCCGAATTCATAGTCAGCTTATTATGAGCCAAGATATATGCTTTCTTTTGCTCGTCAGTCATGTGAGACAATCGAATAATTTCAACTTCATCATAGCCCAGTTCTTTTAAGGCGACAAAGCGTCCGTGTCCTTCGATGATAACGTTGTGTTCATCAACTGCTATCGGGTCATTATTCCCAAACTCTATAATAGACTTTTTGATCTGTTCAATCTGTTCACGAGGATGCAGCTTCGCATTATTCTCATACATTTTGATTTTATCTATAGCCAACAATTCAATTTTCATCATTTTCTCCACAAAATAAAAAGCCACTCAAAGAGTGACTTGGTGCAAGACCTCTCTGCGAATAAAAATCGCAATTGGAACGACAGGGCTCGAACCTGCAACAATAGGTTAAAAATCTACCGCTCTACCACTTGAGCTACGTTCCAACTGCAAGTAGACTACAGACTTGCAGTGTTAATTAGAAATTACTTATTTCTTTTTTATTTTTTGTAGTCTATAAAACCTCTGAGGGAATCAAACCCTCTAGCTTATAACTTATCCGGAATATAATTAGCTACGCAATCATGCGAGGTCCAGTCGCTACTACCGACCATTTTAAAGTTAATGAGTGATATATGAATCCCCACCCAGAATATTTAACTCATTCTGGGATACAAATACTCAAAGGAGGGTGTGGGATTTGAACCCACGGACCGCACATAGGCGACCACCCGTCTAGCAAACGGGCGCATTCAACCTGGCTCTGCCAACTCTCCATGTCAAGGGAAGACTTACTGCCTTACCCTTAATTCTTGATACTACCATTTTAACAGATTTTAGACTTCATGCCTGTACAGTTACTATCATTTACTATCAATTCTGAAAGAATACTATCAAGTTCCTTTACTGCTTGTTTCTTCAAACGATAGTAAGTAGGGGAACTCATGCCCCCCATGCTGTCACAGATGTCATCAACGTACATCTTATTGATGTAGGTCTTTCTCAAAATAGTTCTATGTTTTGGATTTTTAAGCCTATTGATCATTCTGCCTAATTCAAGTTTCCTGTTAATAACTTCCTTGGTGTCCTGTTCTATAGCCTCTTTCATCACTACCAACTGAGTATAGACGTCATCAACTTTTCTAGTTTGCCCGCCTTGGACTTTAACGTCTGTCCACTTAGGACTTGAGAGCAAACCAGCCTCAAGTTCTTTGATTTCATCTATACGGCTTTGAATGTCCATATCAAGGTCTTGTAATTCTTTCAAGAGTTCTTTAGCCTTGTTCACTCTCTGTCTCCTTTGTGATATAATAATCTTATTGAGAATTTAGCTGAGACAGAGAGTGTCTTGGCTTTTTTTGTTTTAGTAGCTATTGAGTATCTTGATAGTCTCCTCATAGCTCAAATTGATTTTTGCTTTTCGTTCCTCATACCCTCCGAAAAATTTATAAAATCTGAAATGAATGATAGTTGTATTATCATGATTTTTGACAACTGAGAAAACGTGCTTGAGCATGTCTTTTCTTAATGAAATATTAGGAAAGACTACAAGCTCTGGCTTATCTTATTTAGTTGTTTTCTTTGCTTTTGCAGCTCCTGAATACGGATATTTTTTAGGTCTGTCTCATAATCTCACCTCGTCTCCAATCCTTAAAGTTTCGTAGCTTGTTTGCGTGACTACAAAAATGCCGTAGTCCTGTATTGTGATCGTGTACAGGTCGCCAATCTTCTCCTTGCGGACGACTCTGCCTTTGATTTCTGCGCCTTGATTATCTGCTTTGTAGATTACAATCGGGCGTTTTTCTTCTAGTTTTTTAATGTGGATACTCTGCCAAATATTCAAAGTAGCAGACAATACAATCCATAACGCTATAAATTGTTTCATGTTTACTCCCTATAATCGTTATAAATTTCAATAGCTGGAATTGACTCATTATCACTTGCAGAAGTGATAATCAGTTCGCTTCTCACTTCTTTCTGAAGTTCTAGCAATTCCTCTATCGAATCGATTTCGATAAAATACCCCTCTGAACCGTTCGGGAATTCTCTTTGTATTCGACCTTTAGATGTTTTATGATTAACTCCTTTGGAAAGCCAAGTGCCTTCCCTCCAAGAAAATCGCTTATCAAATTCTTCAAATGTCGAACAGGTTCTAACTTCTCTTTTTGTGTACTTTTTAATTACGGCGTTAGGAATTCGATTTTCAACTCCCCCGCTTGTGCTTGTTAGTAAAAATTCCATCACTCCACCTCCTCGAAATAAAACCTTCCGTCGAATGGTTCGATTTTGATAATTCCATAATCTAACCCAAGTCTTGCTATAAATGGCTTGCTGATTCTTTCGTGCAAGGTAGACATCTGCTCCCTGAATTCATCTAAAAGAAGAGTAGATTTGTAGAAATTACATTGATAGCATGCTGGCATATAATTTTCAAAACTATCTTCTCCGCCTCGATAATGAGGATGCAAATGATCCACTCTCAAAGTTTTCAAATCCAAAATCTTGCCACAATATGCACAGTGACCGCCGTATTTATCTAAAACCTTTTGTCTAGTGGCTTTAGATATGCTTTTTCTTCGTTTCAATCTGTGACCTCATTTCTCAATTCAAAACCAATTCCATACAAGAGCAAATCATTTTGAAAGTCAACGAATGCTTCAATCGTCTCAGCTTCTTGAAAGTCGTATTCCTCGACTGAAATCAAGAAATCATCAATATCATTTCTTTGCACGCTTCCATATTCTGTTTTAATATGTTCCATGGCTACTTCATAGCCATCTACATCAATTGTGTAGCAGATCCTGCCACTTGAATAATCATATTTGTAATTCTTAATAATCATTCTTCAACCTCCTCAATCTGTACCCCTGGGCAATCGAATACCCAGCCGAATCCGGCTTCTTCAAGCTCTTTGCGGGTGTGGTGTACATAGACATACTCTGTGTCTTTTTTGTCTCCAAAAAACCAAATTTTTGTAGTATTACTTAAATTCAAGAAGCTCTCTCTATCTAGTATGTTTTTCATCTTCACCAAATAACGCTTCTCTTTTTCGACCTCGTAGCCGTCAAGCCAAGCACGAGCGACTAAATCGAATCGTTTTTCTTCTTCTAGCCATTTAGTTATTTCAAAACTCGAACTTCTGTATTCGAAAAATTCCACAACATTTTCACAAGATTTTTTAGATTCCTCAATCCAATCCGCCACAAACTGCGGGATTGTGACTTTTTCCGGTTCGTCTAGTTGATTAAGTATGTTAAAAACAGACGCTTTCGAGATTGGTTCGTCCACAAAGTGTTCGTATTCTCCCATCTGCTCAATTTTTTTAATTTCTTCTTGTTTATTCATTCTTCCTGCTCCTTTAACTTATCTTATGGCTTTCCAGATCTCCAAATTCGTGGCCATGACTTACGAAATACGAACCAATCAGAATCGCATCAGCCTCGTCATCTTTAACGTTCAGGTCGAATGTTTCGGACACTTTAGCAACGGCCTGCAGCTTCATAGACTTCTTGCTACGGTCTTTGTAGCTGAACTTCCAATACTTGCGCCAGGTCGACACATTCACGAAGAGCACATTGTCAGCAATCAGCCGTCCGAGGATGATGCCTGTTACAATTCCAATGCTGATCATAGATTGTTGATTTGGTCCCATGACTGAGTTCTTCTCGACCACGATTGACTCGAAGGGTTCATCATATTTCTGCAAGGATCTTGATTGAATCGCTCTTAACTCGCTAGCCATGAAGCGCCCACGCTCAAAGAAAGACTTGCTTTTATGTTTTAAGACACCACTCTGGACGAGGTTAGAGCCGTGAAATACGGCCCAACCTGTCGCAGTAGTTGAAATGTCTAACGATAATGTCAGAGAACTCATTGCAATTCTCCTTTGATTCCACAAAGGTCGAAGAGATTTCGCTTGTTGTTCTCGATGAACTCGAAGAACTTCTGAAGTTCGGCCAAGTGGCGTTTCTCCCTCTTGACTCCAAGGCTCGTATGATACTCTGTTGGCGTTTTCGGTGTTACCCTGATGTCTAGCCAATAAAGAGGCTCGAACACGTCGCCGTTTGTATCAAGAGAAGTATCTGCGTCCGTATTTCTGAAATGCATCTGCATATCATATTCAATCTTGTTTGTAATCGTGATGGTCTTGTCCACGATTTCAAGTGTAATGGTTGTTCCTGGTATGTCGATTTTGTTTTGCATTTGTTTTTCTCCTTTATGCGTGTTTTGTATTTTTGTTGATTTCTAACAGCCATTTATCTGCAGCTTGCTGGATTTCTTCTGGAGCTGATAAATTATGTTTTCCCCTAATTTGAACGATTCGGCCATCCTTGTATTCCAAAGTAAAGAACGGTTTGTCTGGTTCATCTTTTGACCTAACGAATATGATTGTTGTTTTGCCGTTTGCATGATCTTGAGTGTATCTAGCGCTGCCGACACAATGTGACAGTGCCTTCCCTTCCAAAATCAATTCTCCGGAATTGTAGGCTGGTTTAAAGAGATACTGGCCTACCACTTTCTCGTATTTGGCCAAAGATTTCTGGCGCTTCTCGAACTTGCGCTGTTCAATCTCACTCTTGTGCTGAATGAGCAACTTAACTGCATTGTCATGTGCTTTGACCAAATCTTTTGGCATGATGAGGTTGTCAGTATCGATAGATACATTTAGCTCGTTCAACATGCTGATATAGTCTACATAGTAATCAAAATTAACTTTGTTTTTTAAGAACCAATTTTGGAACCTGTTCATTTTGGCAGCTTTAGGGATCTTGTTGATGTCTTGATAAGTCAGGACAATTCATGAATGTAAAGTAAGATGGGACTTTCCACCGCTTCGCACATCCACAAAACGGGCATTGCAAATCAACATCTACCTTCTCGCTTGGTTTCTGCGAAATCGCTGTGCTTCCGCTAAATTTTGCAGATAACTTGTCCTTCGCTGCTTTGATATTGACAGGATCAATTTCAGCTAACTTCTCAGCATCAATTTTTAAAACGGCCCCTGCATTCTCGGGCTCTTTCTGACTTAAATCCTCAAGAATTTCGTCAGACCCTGTGATCATCTGATAGGCTTTGAATAAGGTTTGATAATCAAGTTCCTGCGCTCGTTCAAAACTCAATTTTACGTCATCTTGTTCAATATAGATTTTCATTCTTTCCTCGCTTTTTCTAAAAGATTACTACCCATTTTTCGGTAATATGATGGATTCTTGCATATTCTTTCACAGCCATTTCTTCGGCTTGGATGCGACTATATGCCAAAACATGATAGAAAGCCTGTGTCTGTCTATTGACACCCCAGTTACACCTAATCTCATAGAATTTCAACTCTTTATTGCTAGACCAAAAGTGGGATGACCGCTTGCCTAGCTTGTATGTTTCTCTATCGACTCTCATAATTTGGGGATCAGTCATCAGACCACCTCCACACGTTGACTCAGCGCTTTCGTTTTGCAGTATTCGCAATGACCGCACGGCTTCGCCTTCTCTTCGCCTCGCTTGACCTTATCAAGATGCTGAATCAGCATAGACAGCTCAGTCAGCTCATAGCCAAGTTTCTCTTGGGTCTGAAAGACGATGGCTCTTGTGTCGGGAGTCGGCTCTTTTGTCACTGCGTATATAATAGGGGTGAACTCTTTGCCGTACTTCTCTTCTAGCATCTTCTTGTAAGCGGCCATTTGAAGTACATATCCCAAAGCCTCGAACCAGCGGACCTGAATATTTCGGCCGCTTGCTTCGTCCTGGACCCAGACCATGCTGTCAATGTCTGATTTTGTGGTCTTAATATCTACAAAATACCCTTTTTCGACATTAAGGCAGTCAATCTTGCCTTTGAATTCCACGCCTTCGATTTTGCCTGTCACAGCAACTTCTTTCTGGCCAACATAGTAGTCCATGAACTGCTTATCAGCTTCCAGTCGCTCAATCATGCGCTGGCCAACCAAGAAGTCAGATTTTAACTGACCCTTGGTCTTTCCGGCTTTTGAAATCATGGCATCTGCGTTTTCATCCATAAATTTCTTATGTACTTCTGGACTTTCAAAATAGCTGTGGACCATGTTCCCGACCAAGAGGGCTGTGTTGTCTCTCTGGTCTTCCCATTCTCCTTCCAACTCCGCTAGCGCTCGCGCTTCACACTCTCTAAACCGCTTATATTGCGAGATAGACCAGTAGCGACGTGCAGAAGCTGCTGAATAGTAATCTTTGCCAAGTAAATCTTGTGTCATTCCATTTCCACCCTTTCAGCCTTGCTTGCCATTTCAGGCATTACTCGGACAATAATCCCTAACTCTTGAGAAATAGCCTTGAATTGCTCTTTGACTTGACGCATATTTTTTTCAGGGAAAATAATTTCCATATTTTGGTATCGATAACCATATTTTTTAGCCACATCATCAGAAGCCATATTTTGCGATTTTTGGCCTGTTCCTTGTTCGCAGGCGCTATTGCTCTCTGAACTCGTTTCAGGCTCAAATTCTGGCTGATTTTGGGTGTAGAATTGATTCTGAGCGTTTCTTTCCACCTCGGCCTGTGCTTGTCTCATTTCGGCTGCGTCTGCGTGTAGGATATTGATAACATCCAAAACGGACTTACCTTCCTTGAGCATGTCAGCGTATTTTTGAGGAGCTAGATTATTATCCTCTGCAATAGCTGTCATTTCCTTGATACGTTTTTTAAGCTCTTCCTCCGCTTTGGCTTTATCAGCTAGGTCTTTATCGTCTAAAATGGCCTGCAGGATATCCTCCAGCTTGGCGCCCCCTTCATAAAGTCGGATATAGACAACTGGGCCAAAGCCGGCCTTGGCAGCTGCTTCTGTTATCTGGATAAGTCCGGCCTCGCGTTGCTGTTTTTTGGTTGCTTCTTCTGCGACCAAATCAACAATCATCTTAGAGGTCGCTTGATTGATCCGCACATTATCAGCCATGAAGCACTTTTTCTTGCTAAAATCGTCAAAGTAAATAGCAAACAGCTTGATATCGAGATCAACTCCGCTATCTGCGATTGCAGATTCAAAAGCTTCTCTGACTGTTTCCTTGCGAGCTTCTGTCGCTCTCTCTTCAAATTCTTTAATCTGATTTTTGATGTCAGACTGCAAAGTTTTGATAGGGTCTAGTACAGCATTAACCCACGCTTTCACTTCGTCCAACGGATTAGAGTAGTCTTTTAGTTGGTTTTTGAGTTCTTGCTCAATCTGACGTTGCACTCGTCCCAATTCGTCTTTAACCTTGGTGTCATCTGACAAAGTTTCTTCTGTCACGATATAGCCAGCGTATTTCTTTTGATATGCTGCTAAAGCTTGTTCCAAAACCTCTTTTCCTTGGATTTCGATTTCAGCCGCTTTCAGGACAAATCCGACTTCTAAATCCGTCACTGGAACGAGTTATAGGCTATCTGTTACATCTTTCAATTCTTCAGTCATTCTAGAAATCCTCCCCTTCTAGCATGTCCATTTGGCCGGTTTCTGGCTCTTGGTCGATTACTTCGCCCGTTTCTTGGCCAAAATCTGGGATCTCATCTGCTGGGTATTTTGTATCTGAGGTTGTCAACTCCTGGTTGATAACCTCTTTTTTTGGTTCTTCAGTCACTTCTTCAGAAGCTCCAAGAATGCCGTCCAATGTTTCAGCAACTGGTTCTTGAGTGACGTCTTTGATTTCGTTCTTGTTTGAAATTGTAATGTCTGAGTTATCTGCCACAATCGCATCCTGCAATTCGGTTGAAAGTGGTGCATAAGTTGAAAGCATGTGTTTCAATACAGTTTTACGAGCCATTGCATCAAAGTCAGATTGCCATGGACTATACTTGCTGGAGAATGACTGACTGTACTTCTTACCGTGAGCCTGGACTCGTTCCTTAGTCCAAAATACTGTTTTTTCAAAACCGTTGGCCAATCGCATGAAAGCAAAGTATCCAACGACTTTTTCTTTCTCTTTTGGAATAGCAGACATGTCTACTTCAAGGTCTTCAGTAAGTGGGTTAAACCCTTTATACTGGCTTTCATAGACCTCTCCAGCATTTAAACGTGTGACTTGTCCGCTTCGTTGTGCAAGCTGGATCAACCCTTTATATCCAACTTGGAACTGCGCCTGGTTCTTGTAAGGTACGATATACGCATAACCGAGACTTGGCTCGATTGGTAGGTTTAGGACTGCAGCCTTCATAGCAGCGGTCATGATGCTTTCATTTGTAGCCTTAGCAAGTAGGTTGTTATTTGTTACGATGCTAAGTAGACTGGCCACAAATTGCTGACCATTCCCATTTACCACTTCTGAGAACTTCTGTTTTACTGCTGGTGAGTTAAAAAATTGTTTGTGTGTTAGTTCGTTTGTCATTTTGTCTTTCTCCTTAGATTGTATATAGTTCTTCGCCTGTTTCGTCATCACAAATTCCTAGACCGCCTAGCGCTCTATAATCTTGTGCAACTTTGTTCCAGTAGCTCATGTTTTGATAATATGTTGACTCTGAAATTTGTTCGTAACTCATTTCTTTCTTCCTTTCGTTTTCTTCAAATTCCAATTTTCACGCTTCAAGCGTCTGTTTTTGTTTTGCGATTTCAAAATTATGTCTTGTTGTTCGTTGATAATTTTCCCAAGTTCTCGGCCAAGATGGATATAGTCAGACCGCCAATTGTCGATTTCTGCGTGTAATTCTTCAATCATACTTCATCACCCACATATCGACGCCGACCGCATCCGATATTCACATACTCACTAGGGTCAAGTTCTTCTCGTGGTTCAGGCGGTTGCATCATATCTCTGTCATAATCAAACATGAGCATACACCTTTCCGAGTTCCAGGACTCGTTTCACATATCTAGCTTTGGACGTCAAACCGAGATCCAGCAATTCGTTTTTTTCTTCGTGATTGGCCAAAAGCCACACACGGTTTTCAAGTTCAATTCTGTTCATCTTCCTGCTCCACCTCTTCAATTTTCACTTTGATTTCTAGTCTTGTCATGGCTTCATCTACTGACTTGCCGTCTAAGACGTCCTTGATCATGTGGCTTACATCATGAAACGATTTAGCTCTGGCTCTTCCTTTTTCGCTATCAGGAACCAAACCGAGGTCTTGCATAAGTAGGAATGCTACGCTTGCGTCGTGCATTGCTTTCTGAAGTTGTTTGATTTTTTTGATTGTTTTTAGCGCTTTAAACATATTGTTCTCCTTTTTTCTTTATTCTCCGACTTTCCAAATTCGACAACGGGATTCCACTCCAGAAGAAGTCTTGTCTTGAAATTCCCAGTCATTGCCATAAGCTCCCGCAGCTTCGTATGAAGCTGATTTCAAATAAGCAATGGCTTCTTCTTTTGTTTCAAAAACTCTTGCAATATAGTCTTGGTGCCCCGTCGGTAAGAAATCACGTCCAATCAAACTGAAATCCTCGTTTCCAGTTTCAGCATTTTTGACATGGATTGATATAATGTACATCTACATTTCTCCTTGCAGTCTAGCCTTGATATCGAAGTTTTCTTTGTACTTGTAGGCAGCAAGCTCCTGCTTCAAATTGTAGTTTTCTTGCTCGAAAGCAAAGCGACGTTTGCGCTCTTCGAGAAGATCCTCGTTAAGCTCGACTGCTACCACTCTCCAGTCAAGGCTCACTTCATGGATGATTCCCTCAAGACCGAGTTTTAATTTAGTAAGTAATTTCATTAAGCTACATCCTCCTCGTTAGATCGCTTGTTCATGCCTAGAATGATGTCATAGTACGAATGGCCAGCAGGGATGACATATCCTGTCAGATCGTCAACTTGAGAACCATCTGCCATGATGTTTACAATCCGTGGCTCCCATTCCTTTTTTACTTTTTTCATGATATAATTACCTCGTAAAGTATTTTGCTTAGTCCCTCAATGGAATTGCCGTTCCAGAGGGGCTTTTTTGTTATTCTCCTATCTGCTATAATAAAGCTAGAAAGGAGGTGATGTTGTGACTGATTATCAATTAGAGGCTTCTCTGATCGTCCTTGGCAAAGAGTACGAAAGAGCCAAGGAAGACGGAAAAGAAAGCTTCAGTATACATGTGTCGTTCTTTGATGGCTTAGATACTAATTACCATCTTCAAGAGTTTGCAAGACAATATCCCGTAAGGATTGCCCGTTTGAAGCCTGACCGAATAACTTTTCTAATAGATTGACATCATTCAAAGGGAAAGGATTGTTTTCTACTCGTTCATTGAACGTGAGGATGACTTCACAATCTTTATCTAAAAAATGATTGATAAATTCCACTCTCTCTACTCCGTCGAGAAACATTCCATCGACGAATACAGCAGGGTGGTTTTTTCTTGCTGTCAACAGTACATCGTGTTCAGAAGTCTTAACTGAAATTTGTTTAAATTCTTTCATTTCCTTCTCCTTCCAAACTAAAGTCCTAAATTTGAAATTTTTCTCTTTTATTTATTAAGAGAAGTAGGACTTGTTGTTAGTTAATATTTATTGTTATTTAATACTTGTTGTTAGTTAATATTTGTTAGTGCCCAAAATCTGACATCTCACTTTCTGACATCTCACTTTCTGACATCTCA